ATCTATGACCATACAGGTATATGATGATACTGAAACACAGGAATTTTCCTTTGGCTTAAGCGCAACTGGAAGTTTAAAGACATTTTTGGATAGGTTATATGAAGTCTAAACAAGGGGCGGAACCTCAAAAATCCAAAGTAATAATAGATATCAATAAGCATGGAATAAGAAGAGAAGTCTATGCAGCAGGATATAAGACAGTATATAAACAGAGAAAAAGAGAAAAGAACAAGGTTTCACGTGAAACAAATAGGAATAATGCCTAGATTTATGTATATATATAGGAAGCCATTCAGAAATGCGCCTCGTAATACAAATTCAAGGCAAAATAGACAAATAGATAAGTCAATCTGTCGACATTTGGTCCAATATATGAGCATCTCATTATATGGACGCATGAGCGTCTCAATATCTGAGACATGGGGAGGCAAATAATGCCATATTCACAATTTACAGAAGAACAAATTTCCGAATTTATAGAAATGGCGGCGGAAATGGGAATTGGTCCTTCTATGAGAACATTAGGATATCCTAAATCCTATCATACAGCCAAGAAATGGCATTTACAAAGAAATGTACAAATGCCTACAGCTAATACATTAGCAGTTATGGCAAAAGAATTAGATATATTCTATACAGATAGAGAAAAGATATTAGCGGCGCAGGCAGTAATAGATAGATCAGTAGAAGCCTTATATCAAGATGATCTCTTATCAGATGATATAGCCAAATTATCAAATGCTCTACATAAAGCAATTCAGACAATAAACTTAATTGAAGGTAAGTCTACAAACATAAATGAAAATAGATCTAAGGATGGCACAGATTTAGCAATCGTAGATATGCTTAATGAAGCCAAAGCTAGATCCAATTCAATCAAATCTAAGATAGACCACCCGATTGACAAAAATTAATAAATATATTATTTTTGCTACTCTAAATAAATTTTTACAGTAAGAATTATAGTTAAGGCAAAAGGGAGAATATGCAACAAAACCTAAATGATTATCTATCAGAAATAGATCCTAGACTATTATCTTTTTCTGAAGGGCGTATAGAACTTACTAAATATGACCCTATGTTATTTGCTTTGACATATTTGCCACATCATTTGAAGAATGCTCAGGATGAACTTACATTATCTGAATTTCACTGGGCATTAGCAGAATATGGAAAGAAATGGATCAATAAGCCAACTTCTCCTAAACAATATAGAGATGCTTTTATTGCTCCTAGAGAATGTGGCAAGTCTACTTGGATCTTTTTAATTCTTCCTTTATGGGCCGCCGCCCATGGTCATATTAAATTTATAGCTGCTTTTTCAGATGCTGCGTCTCAAGCTGAGACGCACTTACTTACATTCAAGAATGAATTGGAGACCAATGAATATCTCAAAGAAGATTACCCAGAATTATGCACACCTAAAATTGTCGGTAGCACTGGGCGTTCCCTTGCATCGAACGCTTGGCGTATTATTCAGTCAAACGATTTTATATTCGACGCTAATGGTATTGATACTAACTCATTGGGTAAGAAAGTCTTTGGCCAACGCCCTGACCTCATTATTTTGGATGATATTGAAAAGGGAGAAAAGAACTACTCGGAATATCAGGCTGGACAACAATTAAATACCGTATTTGATGATATTGCCCCTATGAATATTTATGCCCGCATGATTATTGTGGGAACCACCACTATGCCTAATTCAATTATGGATCAGTTTAGAAAATTTGCTGAAGGACAGACTGGAAAAGAGCTAGAATGGATTTCAGACCAGAATGTTAATGTTCACTACTATCCAGCTATCATGACCGCTGATGATGGCTCAGAACGCTCTGTATGGCCTGAGAAATGGCCTATAGAGTGGCTTCAAGGACAAAGGCATATGCGAGACTTTGCCAAAAACTATATGAACAAGCCAGTTAACGTAGATGGTAATTTCTGGACATTTGAAGATGTAATTATTCAGAATCATGAGGAATATGGCAATACTATTATTTCTATAGACCCCGCCGTTACTAAAAATAAGATTTCTGACTATACAGGTATCGCTGTATTGTCTAGAGGGCTTGATGACATGATTTATGTCAGAGAAGCTATGCAATTAAAGGTATCGCCTACCGAATTAGCAGACAAGGTGGCAGCTTTAGTAGATATATATGAACCTGGAGTCATATATGTAGAAACCAACCAGGGTGGAGATCTCTGGAAGGACGTATTTAAGAATATTCCTGTAAGATATAGATCAATAAGACAATCTGTATCAAAGCAGGTTCGTGCAGGTAAGGCACTAAATTATTACCAACAAGGAAAGGTTCGGCACACCGCACATTTCCCAGCTTTAGAAGAACAGATGTGGTCATTTCCAAAAACCAGTCATGACGACGTTCTTGACTCTGTTGTTTCAGGAGTTTTATATTTCCTAGACAATAAGACCCCAAAAGTTCTTGCAAAGCAATTAAATTATCTAAGGAGATAAAATGATTGAAGATATTAGACTCGCTTTAGACTATATCATCACAAGACGGGAAGGCTATAATCGTGCTGAAACCTACTATGAAGGTACACAGCCAGAAGTTTTCCTAAATCAGAGATGGTTTAAGCTATTTAAGAGCGGACAAAAGGATTTTAGATTCAATTTCAGCAAGACTGTTGTTGATTCTGTTCTAAATCGCCTTGAAATTGATCAAATTGAGACAAATTCAGCACAAGCTGATGAATATATGGCCTCAATTCTTGAACAAACTGATCTTAAGATCGATATGAATGAAATTCATCGCAATGCATTGATTTATGGAGATGCTTATGCGATTGTTTGGCCAGATGACACTGGCACATTGGCAATTGATTACAATTCACCACTTACAACTGTTGTAATTTATGACCAAGAGAATCCTCGTAAGAAGCTTTATGCCGCCAAAATGTGGCAACATGCTACTTACGATGTAAAAAAGATTAAATTAAATCTATATTATGCAGATCGTATTGAAAAGTACGAAGGATATGGTGAAATTGAGAATATTGGCTTCCCACAAGGAGAAAATTATACACTTCTTGAGACAATCCCAAATCCATGGGGAGAAGTTCCAGTATTTCATTTCCGCACACATAAACCATACGGAAGACCAGAACATGCAGATGCATTTGGTCCACAAGATGCAATTAACAAATTAATTAATACTCACATGCTAACTGTAGATTATCAGGGTGCGCCACAGCGTTATGCGCTATCAAATGGCGGGTCCACAGCAGAATTGGATGATTTCTCAGAAGATGATACAGCTAGAGAGAATATTGCAGCCCTAAAGAATGGCCCAGGAGAACTTTGGTATCTTCAGGGTGTAAATTCGGTTGGACAATTCCCTGCAGCTGATCCAGATATATTTACAAAGCCAGTTGTTGAGTTTGTAAATCAAATGGCAGCAATTACAGGAACTCCAAGCCATTATTTCTTGCGTGGAAGCTATATTCCATCAGGACAGGCACTTCGTGTGTCTGAAGCACCTTTGACAAAGAAGGTTTTGAACCGTCAAATGTCATTTGGCTCAACTTGGAGAGATTTATTCCAGTTTATGTTAAGAATAGAAGGAATTGTAGCGACAATAGAAATAGATTGGGCTTCTGCAGAAACTGTAGACGCTGTAGATCTATGGGATGTAGCTGTAAGAAAGAAATCTGTTGGAATGCCGCTTGAGCAGATCTTGCTTGAACTTGGATATGATCCAGAAATAGCAAAATTGATCTCAGAGGAATCTACAACAGCTCAAACACCTAGTTCCACAGAAATTAGTCTTCGTGGGACTGGATTAAATGCAAATAATTTGGCTATGCAAGAGGCAGCAGCCGATAACGAATAGTTGGACGACTAGGAGATAAAAATGGAACAAGAAACTCAGACAGAAGGTACATCTACTGAGATTAAAGACCCAGCGGCAGTTTTGGCTGCCCTGGATCGTGCAAAGCAAGATGCTAAGAAATTTAGAGTCGAAAGCGAAACTTTGGCGGCAGAAATGTCAAAAAAGGACGAAGAGATAGCTAAATTCTCAGGTAAATTGCTAAGAGAAAAGATCAATCAGGAAATAGCTAAGCTAAATATTTCAAATACAGAACGAATTGTTAAGTATTTAAATCTAAATTCATTGTCTTTTGATGATGATTTTAATGTAATTGGCCTAGAAGAACAACTTGAGGGAATCAAAAACGATTTCCCAGAGCTGTTTGATCCAAAACTACTTGTTGGCGGTAAAGCAGATGCTGGAAATGTAACTCCAGTAGATACTAAGCTAACAGCAAGCCAAATTCAAGCAAAACTAGTGCTTGGAAGATAGATTTATGGTAAAATTGTCTCAGGCAAACTCCGATTGGACGATTGGGTTTGCAGATGATAATTGGACGATTTAATCTATCAAACTCAATTCTAATTTAAGGAGAAATAAAACATGGCACGTACAGATTTTACCGAAGCCAATGGCTATATTCTCGAAGAGCAAGGTTCTGCAGTAATTCAGGATCTTATCGCCAACTCAGCAGTTGAGCGTTATGCTCGTCGTGAAGCAATGGCTTCCCGCACAAAGTCCGTACCACGTTTCAAGACAGATGCTCCAGCAGTTGTTGCTGAAGGAGCTGTAATCGGAGAAGCAACAGCTACTCTTGATGAAATTGTCTTGACTGCACGTAAGTACGCACAAATCATGCATGTCTCAGAGGAAGATCTAAATGATAACCTCGTAGATGTGCTCACAGCATCGAAGAGAGAGTGGGCTTCACGCTTTGCTCGTAAATTCGATAACGCTTGCCTCGGAGTAAGCGTAGCAGGAGATGGAACAGATACAGCACCTTATACTTCATTGTATAAGTCTGTAATTGATCTTCCAGCAAACCCAAATCTTATTACAACAGGTGGCGCTCTATCTTACGATGACCTAAATAATGCTCTTGGCATTGTTGAAGATTCATCTAAGTTTGATGCAGCTAACACAGTTTGGATGGCACATCCAAAGATGCTTAAGGAAATTCGTGGAATGGTCAAGGGAAATAATGATCTTGTTCTTCCAGATCCTCTAGCAGGAACACCAGGATCTCTATTTGGATATCCATTGGTAGTTTCATACGGTGCAGCCGTCTCAGCAGCAGCTTCAGATACACCTGCAGGAAACGCATTGCTCATCTGCGGTAATCGCAACATGTTGATCAATGGTGTTCGTGGAGGCGTTGAGTCTGTTGTCTCTCGTGACGCAGAATTTACAAAGGATGGAGTCCTTCTCAAGACACGTGTTCGTCGTGGCTTTGCTGTTGCAGATGCTGATGCATTTGCAATTATTGAGAAGACTGCATAAGGAGGTACTGAATAATGCCAAGCAAACTATACGGTAACTTCCTCGCTAAGGCGCTTAATAAGGAAGTAGATTGGGACAGCGACACAATTAAGGTTGCTCTTCTAACATCTTCATACACCCCAAATCAGGACACACACGATTATTTCGATGATGTATCTGGTTTTGAGGTAACAGGAACAGGTTATTCAACTGGAGGCCAGACCCTCGGTTCCAAGACAGTAACCTATGATTCCGCAAACAATGTAATTGTACTTGATGCAGCTGACGTAACATGGTCATCTTCAACAATTACTGCTCGTTATGCAGTAGTTTATGATGATTCAGGTGCTACAGCAGCTACCAAGCCACTCATTGGATATGTAGACTTTTCTTCGGATCAGTCTTCAACAAATGGTAACTTTACCATCACATGGGATGCGACAGGTATCGTTCGCATCACGGTAGCATAAGGTAAGCTGCCAATGGATGTAAGAGTAGAAGCGGGACCACTAACAGCAGCCGCTGTAATAGTGGAGTCAAAAACGGTTGTCGAGCTTTTTTCTAGGGATGTTGTCATTTTGGCTCCGACTGTTTCTCGCTTCTCTCTTACTCCAGTCCCTTCAATAGGCGGTAATAGTATTTCAGCAATCAATCCAGAATTCGTAAAGACAGGAGTTATGGCTGTAGCTTAGGCTCCAGCCATTTTTTATTATGGCATCAGGTTTACATGACAAGATTAATTCATACACTTTAGAAAAGGGTATTGAATTTGATGTAGCTTATAGTACAAATCCAACACAAACTGGATCTTTATCTGCTGTAGCATTTTCATTAACTGGAACCGCCCCAGTAAGAGTTTGGGATGCGCCATATAATGGTGGAGATACTTGTTGGTCATTTAGCTGGACAACATCATCAACTACAAATACATATTTTAATAATTCAAGCATTTCCCATAGAAACATATTTACAGATGGAGATTATTC